CAGCCAGCTAATTCAAGCAAAATAAGTTATTCCGTAATATGCGAGAAGTTCCCAAACCCGCATATATACTTTAATACTTACGACGAAGCAGAACATTGGGCAAGATTTAATCAGCCAAATTATAGACCGTATTACATCATCAAACGTTTAGAACACTTTGAAATAGTAGGAGAAGTCAAATGAGTTATCTTGCCGATGCAGAAAGGAGACAGGAATGATAAACGATAATATTCACCCTATTGATCCTACAAGTTTTAGAATCCCCACCGAAACTGAAGATGCAATATCTGAAACGCTAAAGTTATGTGGCATCAGTGGAGAGGACGCAAGTATGATTGCTTTAGAGGTCATGAAAAAGTTGGGTAAAAGTGACGAGATTCCTGCTTGTTGCAGAGAGGAGATAGAATGAGATTAATAGTCGTAACAAGACATGCTGATGGTAAAAAAATATATGTAAATCCCGAACAAGTCTGCGCTGTTTATCCATATTTCAACAAAACTGTCATACAGTTTTCTGGAGAAGAAATAAACTATCTTGGGGTACTCGAAAGTGCTGAGTCTATTGCGAATATGATAATGAGAGGTGAACAGGAATGACCAACAGTGAAGCAATAGAGATCTTACAAGCAAATTATCCGGATGCTTGTTTTGAGCAATTAAGAGATGCGGTTGATGTGGCGATCTCCGCACTTAAACAGCCAGAAATTATACGGTGCAAGGATTGTAAAAATTCAGAACATTGGTACCGGGACAGACGGCGTTGTTTTCTGTGGTCAGAAGATGGAGTGAGCGTTTTTGATGACGGCTTTTGCAATTACGCAGAGAGGAAACAGGAATGAACGTATTGTTTGGAGCGTGCATGGGAGCAATTATCTATTGTTTGGCTGAGAACCAGAAATATTTCCATGCTTTATTGGCCGTTCTTGCATTAGCAATATATATCCTTACAATTTACAGACTGGTATGAAGAAGGGGAACAGGATGCAGTGGGAGATAAGTAGAGTATGCGAGATATGCGGTCGTGGTACTGGATATGTTGACAAGCATATCTGTGATGAGTGCCGGGACCGTCTACGGAAGATTTTGTATCAATCACAAAGGGGGACAGAATGAGATTGATAGACGCTGATGCGTTGATAGCGCAATGGGAATCGGATGCAGAAGAGATGGAAGAATTTGCCATCAAGATGGCAACATACGGGGCAATCAATGATGTGAAGCGTCAGCCTACCATCGAGCCACGGAAGGGTCATTGGATTAAAAAGATGAAGATTACAGAAACCACAAAATATTCATCTTATGATCCTAGATGGTACTGTAGTTATTGCAACACTGAGTATGATCCAGCGATAGCAAATAAAATAAATTTTTGTTGGAACTGTGGCGCAGATATGAGAGGTGAACAGGATGCGTTTAATTGATGCGGACGATTATATTGCAAGATTAGATCACGTTCCTATGGTACAAGAAGCAATTAAAAAATCTATGGATTGTATGCCGACTATCGAAGAGCGAAAGAAGGGGAAATGGATAAACCGAAGCCTGAATATCATGTATCCAGAGTGGGAACGGTACACTTGCTCTGTTTGTGGAAAACATTCTAACAACTATGATTTCTGTCCGCACTGCGGTGCAAGAATGACGGAAGGGGGAGAGGATGCCTGAATTAACACAAGAAGAAGCATACGCAATAGCGGAATTTATCGACGGCAACATTTTCGATGCAATCCGCAATGATCCAGAATGGGATAGCTTCCAGGCTCTGAGGAATCTTGTTCACGGATATGAAAAATGCTGCACTATCAGCGGATATGTCGGTGGTACGGATGATTCTCACATGGAGAAACTTGAGCTTTGAATCAGAGGAGCAAAAGCATGACCCTATATACGGCAGCGTTGTTATTACTCTGTATCGTGTCCAATGTCACATGGTACGGAATGTATTTAAATCTTTTAAACTCCATAGAAAGGGGACAGTTTGATAATGACTGACAAAATTTCTGAACAGGTAGCAGAGTTAAAAGAGTATGCCGGGGCTAGGCACGGAGAGATAGCCCGGATCTGCTGGAAGGCAGCGGAAACCATAGAGGAGCTGAACAAGAGAGTTCAGGAACTGGAAAGGATCATGGAAAATGACGGAAAGTGAAGCAAGAGAAGCAATCCGGGAGCACTTCCAGGGAGATACTGGAAACGTGCGGAAATTCCTGGAAGCTTTACAGGTTGCGGAAAAGGCAGCCGGTTCCATGACGCTAGAACAGCTTGAAGCATGGGGGAAGGGGGAATATAACCGTGAAAAATGTTAAGCCGTGTCCTTTTTGCGGTGGAACAGCCGATTTATTACAAAACCCGTTTTATAGTAAACGTGAACGGTGTTATCAGTGGTTTGTTTTGGTAAAATGTGAAATTTGCGGTGCTGCTGGAAGAGCTTTTGTTGCTGATCTTGATGATGAACCAGAGAAACATAACTGGGATACAAAAGAATGTGAATTGGCAGTAGAAGCGTGGAATAGAAGAGTGAATGAAGGAGCGCAAAAATGATCAAGGTGACAGATGATTATATTATCCAGGTGGATCCATATAACTACACTGTGTGTTTGAACAAGCCGAAGAAAACCATAGACAAGGAAACAGGGAATGAAAGCATCACATATCCGGCGGTGGGGTACTGTGGAAGCCTGGAGAACGCACTTTTACTCATTAGGGGCAGGCTTATACGTGACGAACTGGAAAACGGCGAGTACAGCCTTTTAGGGGCCGTGGAAACTGTCCGCAGAATCACAACAGGTTTTGAACAGATCATGAGAGAAGCAATGAAAGATGCTATTAACGGGGGAATGGGCAGATGAACCAAGAAGTAAAAGCAGATGCCGGTAAAATACAGCTGTCATTAGTTCCAAGAAAAATAATATGGGCTATTGCCAGAATCAGGATGTATGGAAACCAGAAGTATCCCAAGGGCGGCCCTGATAACTGGAAACAGGTTGAGGTACAGCGGTATAGGGATGCAGCGTTCAGGCATTTTCTGAAATACCTAGATGATCCTTCCGGGGTAGATGATGAGAGCGGCCTTCCGCACTTGTGGCATTGCTGCTGTAATATGGCTTTTCTGTGCGAAATGGAGCACTTTGATAGCGAGGTGTAAATCTATGGCAAAGAGTAAAAAACACCATTCTAGACCGCATTACGGGGCCGGGTATACTGTTGCAGACTTCCGGCGCAAAGTTACGGAGCTGACACCGGCTATATTCGCATCGTTTATAATCGCACTTCATCGGCTTTATGGGTTCGGTCTTGGCAGATTGTCAACGGTCCTGGAAGAAACCAACAAAATCTGGCATGAATCTGTAAACAGTGGGATTGATATAGTGGACCTTTGCAAGCTGGAAACCGGCATTGATATATTGTCATCCGTAACCGCAAAGGAAGCCGGGATTGATTCTAATGACTGTTCCGTAGTATAAAGCAAGTAGAGCTGTAATAATTTTTTTCATATGGGATCCTCCTAAACCTATATACAAAAAGCCCCGGCGGTGTGGTGACTGCCGGGGTTCTTTGTTTACTTCTTATGCTTCAGCGGATCTCGTCGACGCAAATGGCATCGTCTGTTCTGTCATCGATCACGGCTATGTGGGCATCCTTGTAGCCATTTGCCTTGTATTCAGCGACCATCTTCTGCGCTTCATCGAGGCTGTGGCTTCCTGTCCCCCAATCGTTGTCCTCGTTATCCGTGAGGACAGCATACCATGTGCCGTACCTCTTTTCGAAATTCTCCAGTGTGTCGAAGTCGCTTCCGCTTACGAACTCGCCGTCTTCGTCAACTTCGTACTCCTCGATGCAGTACTCGGAAAAGTCTGTTGCCCAATCCTGTTCGAGCATCCATTTGAAAACTTCGTGTGTGTCCTGTGTGCGAAGGACGAGATCCTCGTCCATAGACCACTCTTCTGCTACCTTTGCTTCGATGTTCTTATTAAAGATTGCATATTCTTTTTTCATGTTGTTTTCCTTTCTTTTTGTGCTGTTGATTGCCGGTGCTGTTGTCGGTTGCTTTCGATGCTCATATCATAAGCCCATTGCAAGCAATGCGTCAATAGTGCAGATTCGACAAATTGCTAGCAAGGATTTTGTGCAACATTGCATTGCTAGCAAAGAGTATAATACTTGTGGATACTCCATAGAATCAACATAAAATGAAAGAAGGTTATAAGAGGATGGAAGAAGAGAAGAAAAAAAGAAAATCAATCTATAATCAAAAGAAAAACGAGTATACCCAGGAATATATCCGGAATAATTATAGGCAGCTTTCTATCCGGATCAGAGAGGACCAGGAGCCAAACCGGGACCAGATCGCAATGGCCGCAGCTGCCGCCGGTGAATCCGTGAATGAATACATCATGGAAGCAGTACGGCAGAGAATGAAAAGAGGATTATAATAATATTTCCAGACAAAGAAAAAGCCGGGGCCGTTGTGGTCCTGGCTCTTTTTGTGCCTTTTGTTCTCATATTATTTTATCTCCATTCATGTTGTCAGTCTGTAACCTAAACCATAAATGTCTTTTACTTCATAAGGCAGCGTGCCTGTAATGCCGTTTAAAAGGTGACTTAACTGCTGTATCTGCTGCTGTATCATGTCAACCTTTTCCATAGCCGATTCAATTTCCGCTGCGCTTTTCAGAAGGGAAATTCTCTTTTCCTCTGCCGATTTAATAATTAGGTCCGCCGGGATCCGCTTCCCTTCCGGCATATCTTCCAGCTGGATTGCGGCTATTGTGTACTGATTCCCATTATGCCATGTATGGAATTCCAGCCATTTATAACGCTTCTGTACAAAGATTCTTTCCTGGGCCGGGTCCTCATTTAATGCCTTTTCTAACCGGCAATTGAAGACTTTACCATCAAAGGCCGTTACAACCTTTTTCAGCCGGGGAAAAACCGCCGCCGCTTTTCTGTATTCGTTAGCCCTTGTATGTGCTGCCTTGTCTTGTTCTTCTCTGGAATAAAATCTCATTGTTTTATGCTCCCTTCTTAATCATCAAAAAGATAAGCTAACTTCATTGCATCATATGCGGTTGTGATTGTGTTTCCTTCCGGATCCTTTGCGGTAAATTCTCCGTAGCCGTCAAAGTAAAGAATGCAGCCGTTTTCTATATAGGCGCTTCCGGTCTTCCTGGCTATCTCTGCTTTTTTCTGAAACTGTTTTGCTGTCATTGCTTCACCTCTTGCCGGGATTAAAGGCTCCCGGCCGGCCTGTATTCTGTTTATGCTTCCAGAAGAGCAACCGCTTTTCTAGGGGTTCCGGTCTTCTCAACCTGTGCAAATGAGAAGAAGCAAGCGTCCTTCATGAACATCTTCTTATGATCTTCTGTGATCTCGACCATCTCGCCGTCCTTGTTCTTAGCCTGAAGCTTTTCAGCTTTTACAGAGCATTTCCAGATCCGAAGCTTTGCAATTGCTTTTTCTCCCTTCTTTACGGAGAAGCCTAATGCTTTCCAATACTGGAAGGTGTGGATCGGTTCAGTTTCCTTTAATTCGATTTCGTTTCCTTCCATATCCCGTGCTGTGAAGGTTCTTCCTGTGTAACGGATCTTTCCTTCTTCTGCTAACTGCTGCTGTGCGTTAAAGATGATCATGTTGTTTGTCATGGCTTATCTCCCTTCTTTTCATCCGGCTTGCTGCCGGTGTGCTGTCGCTTTCGATGGTTCAATCATAGCGCCATTGCTAGCAATGCGTCAACTGGCAAAGCTGCACAAAATATCGTGCTGCTGATTGTGCAAAATTGCACGGCATTTAGTGCTGTTACTTATAGGAAGAAAGATTCTGTACAGAATAAAACCATTGCCTACACTTTAAGCAACCACATAAGCAATCACTTAAGCCACCACGTTAGCAATGACATAAGCAACCACATAAGCAACCACTTGTGCACTTAAATAGATATAGAGATGTATAGACTCATAAATGAACAGATAAAAGAAAGAAAAAAGAAAAAGGGGTCAACAGATCGTCAAAAGGTCAGGAGAAGAGGACCGGAAGCAGAGGACCAGGAAGAGAAGCAGAGCGAAAGCACGGAAGTAAATTTGTAATATAACTTTGTTTTGATAGTATGGAAGTACAGCCGGACGGGATCCGCAGCGACTCACAGCCGGTCCGCAGGGGTTGCGTTCTATCCTGGAATCCTTCCACGATCAGAACCACGGCAAACGGAACCGCAGACGATCCGCAGCGAGTCCGGCGAAAGAGAAAGAACCAAAGAGAAAATATTTTTATTTGTTGGAAAGACAGCAGAAAAGCCATAGAACTAGAAGCATATCAGAACCATATCTAGAGAAGTACAGAAGAGCAGAAGGGTAAAAGGGGGAAAAGAAAATGGCAACGATAGCAGAGAAAGAGAAAGTCACGGGCTTACCGGATGACTTCAGGATAGAAGCATATCCAAAAGATCAGAAGGGCAACTACATTTTGCCTGATATTCTTTTCGATCAGTTCTATAAATTCCTTCCTGACGGCACGATAAACGAAAGCCGGACCAGCAGAGCATACAAAGGCGGTAAGCTGCTTATTCTCTCCAATGATCAGAAATCAAAAGAGATCCAAACGGCAGGCGGTAAGTCCTTACAAGCAACGTTAAAGGAACGACGGACATTAGCCGAATCCTTAGAGATAGCCCTTAGAAAACCGGCAACGCTGGAAGAAATAGAGCGGCTACAGCTTCAGAATGGGGCAGTAAAGCAAGACGCAATGACAGCGGCGATCATCGCAGAAGCCATCAACGGCAACGGGAAAGCCTGGGAGATAGTCAGGGACACCATCGGAGAGAAGCCGGTAGACCGTCAGGAGATCAATGCAGAAGTCATGACGCATGAAGAAAAGTTATTGCTTGGAAAGATCGCAGCGAGGATCAAACCAGCGGAGCAGACCGCAGGGGATACGGAAGCGGAGTAATTATCCCATTATTCCGTCAATCCCTGGAAGCGTCATCCGTAAACCACAAAGCCGAACCGCAAAGCGGCAAAAATGACGCTAAAAATTTTTCAACTATTCGCCAAAGTTTTGTTTTGCGACTAGTTGGTGGATTTTGAAGATTTTCCATACTTTTCCATACCTCCTTTTTAATACTCCCGGATCACTCACCGGGACCAGGACGCAGGGGGTGGGGGTGGGGGTCCTCCCCCTCCCCTCCCCCGGAAACGGCATCGAGTCGAAAAGGTACTATAGATCTGCTCCAGAAAATTTTTTATATTTTTCGATTTCACCCTTGTTCCTGTCATTCTACATTGACTAATTGTTCTATCATACCTCTACAAGCCAATCGAAGGGGTACAGAAGGCGGTTTTGTGGCGAGGACGATAAAGTGTAGGGTCGAGAGGCAAAAACGTGCTCTAGGTCGATTTAGAAGGGATGTTCCGAATTGAATCTTGAAATTAGTTCTGGAAACAACCTAGCCATTAACTGGCAGCGAACATGGACCTAGCCTTTTACAGGCAGAAAACAAAACAAAATTTACAAATAAGTTTGATTTGGTATGTTGATGTTATGGGAAGGGAACAGATTGAAGCACTGTACTGGGATGAACTGAATTATTGCAGAAACAATCTGAGTTATTTTGTTCAGACCTACGGGCATATTGAGAATAAAGACAGTGCGGAAGTGATCATTCCGTTCAGACCTTGGAAAGCACAGTTAGAGCTGCTGGACAGGCTGGAAAAGGAAAGAAAGATCATCGTACTGAAAGCCCGTCAGTTAGGCATTTCGTGGCTAGTGCTGCATTATATAGCACATATGCTGCTGAGTCCTGGAAGATCTGCCATTGGTATGTCAGAAAACGAGGACAAAGCAAAAGAACTGGTGAGAAGGGTTTCGGAATGTATCTTGAAATATATGCCGGAACTGATTGCGAAGAAAGGCTCGGCCCCCGTTGGATGGGGCAAAAGACTTTGGTATGAAAGCACTGCGCTGTCAGTGACAGTCCACACTCCGGGCAAGCCGGATAGCAAGTTCGAGTGCTTCCCTTCCAGTCCCAATGCCGGACGATCGTTTACAGCGGATGTGCTATTTTTCGATGAATGGGCATTCCAGCAGTTTGACAGAGAGATCTGGGGAGCGGCGTTTCCGACCATCAACAGACCTAACAGTGGTCAGGTGATTGGAGTTTCCACCATAAAGCGTGGATCACTGTTTGAGGACCTATTCACGAATGAGAATAATGCGTTTTACAAAGCGTTTATTCCCTGGTATGCGGATCCCAACAGAAATAAAGAGTGGTATGAAACCACAAAAGCTACTCTTGCGGACCCGGTACTGATGACTGCTGAATATCCGGCTACGATAGAAGAAGCGCTCACAGTCCCCGGTGGTGCATTCTTCCCGGAAGTAAGTGACGATTCGATTTTGAGTACAGAAGACATCAGCACAAAATCACGGGTAAACACCTATTTTGTGATGGACTACGGCCTTGATATGCTGGCAGCCTACTGGATCAATCGTGATGCTTACGGAAATGCACAGATAGTACAGGAATATTGCCAGCCGAATCTCACTATTGGAGCCGCAGCTGACATTATCCTGGAATTATCTGCCGGAATGGATGTAAGGCAGTGGTTAGCGCCGCCTGATCTATGGAACAGAGGACAGGAAAGCGGTAAAAGTAGGGCTATTTTGTTCCAGGAAAATGGGCTGAACCTCACAAAGGTCAATAACGATATAGCTGCCGGGTGCTCGGCAATGAAGGAATACTTCAAGCATCAGGAAGGAGCAAAAGGGCGGCTTACGATCCTGAACAATTGTGCCCCTAACCTTCTGAAGTGTCTGAAGAAGATACAGAGGGACGATAAAAAGCCAAATATATACGCAAATCAGCCGCACGAACTGACTCACTCCACCGATGCAATCCGGTATTTCTGCATTTACTGGACCATTGCAGCGGAAAATCCGATAAACCGGAAGAAAATCAAATGGCGGCCTGATATGTGGGAAGACTACGAAAACGCTAATGAGCACGATAAGCGTATTCTGATAGAAAAATGGGGAGAACCCAACTGATGCATAACAGTTTTTTTCGGAGATTGAAGAAAATGAAGAATCAGGTCACTGAATCTGACAAGCTGAAACGCTGGAAAAAGCGCCTTGAAGATGCAAGGGACAAGTACGGGGATGACAGGACCCGGTTCAAGAGATATGCGGACTACTACAACGGAACAAGGAACGTTTCTGCTGATCCTAACACTTTAAAGGATCCGTCCAAAGTGGCTACCAATGTAAGAAACATTGTGTATGAACTGATCGAATCACAGGTTGACAGTTCCATTCCGATGCCGAAGGTCCGGGCAATGCACGCTGAAGACGATCAGCTTGCAAAGAAGATTGAACGGATGCTGGAAAACAAGATCAAAACGTGTGGTCTTGTTAAGGTCAATGACATTATGGAGCGTAATGTTCCCACACTGGGTGGTGATTATTTCCACGTCCAGTGGGATGTAAATGCAGGTCTTCATTCACAGGTTGGAGATATTCGGGTTTCAGAGGTCCATCCCAAAAAGCTGATTCCGCAGCCCGGAGTCATCGACTTTGAGAACATGGATTACTTCTTCATCCAGGAACTGCTTACAAAAACTACCGTCAGACGGCAGTACGGTGTGGATGTGGAAGATGCAGAGAATGATGATGATATTCTTGCCGGATATGTGGAAGACGGTTCCACCAGCGGTGACCTTGTAACAGTCAATACAGCCTACTACCACAACGATCACGGCGGTGTGGGTGTCTATATTTGGTGCGATACTTACGAGCTTCTTGACATGGAAGACTTTGAAAGCCGTTACCTGGAAAGATGCGCTAAATGCGGTGCAGTGATGCGAGATGGTGTCTGTCCTGAGTGCGGCGGCAAGAAGTCGAAGAAGATGCCGGAAGAGTACGAAGAGCTTGTAGATGCTATAGAAGTCGAGATGGACTTCAAGGGCGAAGACGGGAAGCGGAAGAAGAAGAGAATAGAGCCTTTTGAGGAACAGGAAGTTCCGATGCTTGATGAGGCTGGAAACCCTGTAATGGATGAACAGGGACAGCCGCAGATGCAGATCAAGCGGTCGAAGAAGAAGGTCCCGTACTACAAGCCGGATTGCTACCCTATTATTCTCCGCAAGAACATCACTGCAAATGACAAGCTTCTCGGAGATTCGGATACAAAGGCCATTATCGACCAACAGGACACGATCAAGAAACTCGGAACGAAGATCAATGAGAAGCTGCTGAAGGGCGGCTCGTATGTCACTCTTCCGAACAACAAGAAGGTCGAAACGAATGACAAGGAACTGAAGATCATCCGGGTAGACAATGCCGCTGAAAAGGCACTGATTGATGTAATCAACGTGCAGCCGAATGTAGGGAATGATGAGAATTATCTGGAAATCAATTACCAGTGGGCAAAGTCCACACTCGGTATTACGGATAGTTTCCAGGGCAAGTTCATGAGTTCAGAAACATCCGGTACGGCAAGACAGTATGCCATCAATCAGGCAGCCGGTAGACTGGAATCCAAACGTACTCTGAAGAACGAAGCATTTGCACAGCTTTACAAACTGATGTTCAAGTTCTGGCTTGCATATGCCGACCAGAACACAGAAATTTCTTCCACGGATCCTTCCGGTCAGGCCATGTATGAGGAACTGGATCGCCATGAGTTCTTACGGATAGACAAAGCCGGTGAGTTCTACTGGAACGATGAATTTGTATTTGATACAGACCCTACTTCAACACTGATGCAGAACCGTGAAATGATGTGGCAGCAAACGGATCTGAAGCTCCAGTCAGGTGCTTTCGGTCCTGTTGGAGATCTGGAAACCAGCAGAGCCTACTGGACCATTCAGAAAGCAAACGGTTATCCGAATGCCGGAATGGTACTGGATATTATAGAGAACAGAATCCAGGAACAACAGGCAATGGCACAGCAGCAAGCAATGATGGCACAGCAGATGCCACCGGAAGGAGCGCCAAATGCAATGCCCGGTATGTAAGATCGAGGGAAGAATCCAGTCCAACAGACTTGTCAGAAGGTCTGATGGAACGCTGGCATACAAAATGGAAATCGTGTGCCGGTCCAAAGAATGTCCTAAGTATAGGAGTGTCATTGGAACTATCTACCATCCGGTAGAAGTGGAAGACGATGACAATGACGAGTAACTATTTCTAATATCTCGCATGGAATAGCGTAAAAATCCAAGGAGTCTTATGTTATTCAATACAATCAAAAAGCTTCTTTCCCCTGATGATATTGGTTCAGAAGGTATGGGAAGCGAAAGCGCAAACATGACTGAAGCCGCTGACCAGTCAACGGATTCGGAAGACTATTCCGATGACGATTCCGAAGGTGATGAAGTATCCGGCAGCCAGGATGGTTCAACGGATCAGGGCGAAGAAGTGGGAACCGCCCGTCCACAGTCAGCAGAGGACAACTCCAAATATGCACAGGCTAGAAGAGCAGCTGAACAGCAGATGAGAGCCTTTCAGCTTCAGCAGAACGAACTTGACAGCCAGTTTGCTGCTATGTTTGGAGATTATACAAATCCCGTAACAGGGCAGCCGATTAAAACGGCAAAGGATTATCTTGAAGCCATGCAGGCTCAGAACAAGATGAACCAGGAACAGGAGCTTCAGAGAGCCGGTCTTGATCCGAAGCTCATTGACAGAACGGTTCAGCAGGCTGTAGCCACAAACCCGGCTATCCGTCAGGCCCAACAGGTCATTGAACGGAATCGTCAGGAAGAAGCACAGCGGATGATCCAAGAGGATGTTGAAAAGATAAAGGCTCTTGACCCTACAGTCACATCAATGGACGATATCTCCAAACAGGAGAACTTCCAGCAACTGCTTCAGTATGTGCAGACACATCCCGGCACAAGATTACATGAAGCGTATCAGATTGTTAATTTCGCAAAACTGACTTCCATGCAGAAACAGGCTGCGGAACAGAAAGCGGTTAACGAAACAAAATCAAAAACACATTTAACTTCTTCTCCTGGAATGACAGGATCCGACAACATGGTGGATATTCCCGTGGATGAAGTTAAGAACTGGAAAAAATGGTTTCCGGGAAAGACAAACAAGGAGCTTAAACAGCTCTATAACAAAACTCTTAAAACCAAATAACAAATGCAACCGGCTACTAAGTGATTGTAGTCGCTGACCAATAACAACTATTGGAGGACTTTTTTCATGGCAGTTACAATTCGTAATACTGTTGCTAACGGCTCCCTCTGGAATGAGTGGGCAACACTTCTTAATGCAGCAATCTTTGATGCTGATGCTCAGCAGAATTCTTATGATGATCTTCTGAACGGTCTTGCAAATGTAGACACATCTGACAGATGGGCAGAGAAGTCCGTCACGATCGGCGGCCTGGGTGATTTCGATGCAAAGACAGAAGGTGCCGATGCTGCTGAAGATACCTTCGTTGAAGGCTACAGCAAACTGATCGAGCATATTACCTTCTCCAAGACATTCACGGTTTCCAAGGAACTCCGGGATGACAACCAGATCTCCGAAGCAAGAAACAAGGCTGTCAACATGGTCCAGGCTTACAAGAGATCCCGTGCGAAATATCTGTCCCAGATGATCACAACTTCTGTTGGTTCAGCAACAACCATGTCTTTCGGTACAAAGACCGGCATTGACATTACGGCTCCTGACGGACTGGCTCTGTTCAATGCAGCACATACTCTGAAGAGCGTTTCTGGCACAACGGTTTCCAACCTGTACAGCGATCAGCTGGATGCTAACGGTCTTGTCCTGGAACAGCTTTCCAACAAGATGAGAAACTTCGTTGATGATCGTGGCGAGGTTCTCGGTTTCGATGCTGATACCATCGTCATCCCCGGTAACAACGCACAGCTGGAAAGACTGGCAAAGGCTATCATCGGATCTGAAGGTCAGGTCGGCACGAACAACAACGATATCAATACTCAGCGTGGCAAGTGGAAACTGATCGTTGACTATCTGTGGACACCGGCTTCCGGTTCCCCGTTCATCCTGATGTCCAGCAAGGCTAACAAGGCTCTTGATGGTACCAAGTTCTACAACAGGACAGATCTTGATGTTGCGAACGAAGAGAGAGTTACTTCCAGAAACCTGTACTACAACGGCTTTGCTCGTTGGAGCGCTGGCTTCACGAACTGGAGGCACGTCCTGATGGGAGGAAGTTCCGATTCTTCTGCTTCTTCTCTTTGATCTAGCTGAGTAGGAGTAACACAGCATTTACATGGGGGGAGTGTAACAACTCCCCTATTTTTGTAAGGAGCACAGATGAAAGTAGGAGATATTTTTGAGGAAAACGGACAGAAGTACATTGTTACTTTTGTGGACCCGGCAAACGAAAAGAACTATACATACGGCAAGTATGTTGAGGAAGTCAAGGAAGAGAAGCCGGTAAAGAGAACCGGCAGAAAAGGAAAATAAACTATGGCATCTGTAACAACGTGGGGTGATATTCGACTTGCCACACTACAGAAGATGTTCTCTTCCGATGGAACTTCCATTCAGCTTGATTCTTCAAATCAGGAATATCTGTACAGTATGCCGCAGGCGGCGAATGAAGCACTTCAGCTGCTTGCTACAGCCGGTAAATTTTTGGTCGGCGAAACAACGATCATTAATGAACCTATAGAGCCTATTTATGCACAGAAGAACAACGTTCAGATTGTAAACGATACTCTGGTTTTTAACACTGGAGCGGCAAGGGCTTATTACTTCAGAGCAGAAGGAAAAGGCACTGTACGTTTTATTGCTGATGGTGAAGAGATTACTTCTGTTGAGGTTGAATCTCCTGGAAACTATACGGCCTATAAGGGCCTTATTCCGAACGAAAATGCAGCCGAAATTGAAGTGATCATTGAAGTTCCTTATCGGTTTAACTTCAAAAACTTTGCTTTGTACGATGTACAGTTTGAGGATGATGCTTCCGTAGACCCTTACGAAGATTACATCAAAATCAAGATGACGGATATTGATGAAGACTTCTATCAGCTGTATCCGAATGAGATCTACTACGAAGGTCATGCGGAACCACGGTATATTTTAGCGGACCAGTACTATCAGGAAGCCGGAAAGATCCTTGTGCTTCCCAGGTCCATGCCTGGAGCCTATACGGTCTATTACAGAAAGTATCCTCAGAAGATCACACTGGATACAGAAGACAGTTATGTTCTTGCGGTGGATCCTGAAGTAGCGGCGCTTATTCCGCTGTATATGGCTGCTGAACTGTACAAAGACGATGATAACGGTATTGCGACAACGTACAGAAACGAGTTTGAAGTCGGAAGAGAATCATTATCACAGGCAGCGGATATTCCTCGGCTGGAAGAGTTTATATCGGTATATGGGTGGTCATAAATGGCTGTTCAATTCAATGTGCCGGCAAGTCCGGCTAAACAGGTATATCAGATGGAGCAGTTCCTCGGAGCTGATTTCACATCGGATGAATCTACCGTAGATGCAACTAAATCTCCCAGTGTGATCAATATGATTCGGTCTGTTCCTGGAAAAGTCCGTAAGAGGATGGGATACAAGACGGTCGAAACATATGACGGTCAGATCTATGGAGCACATTATTATGCCACACTGGATGCCTGGATAATCCACGCCGGGACGAAGCTGTACAACTTCTCGGGACCTAAAGGAAAGTTTTGGTCTGATAAGAATGGCAAAATCGTTACGGACCAGGATGCAAGGGGAATCATTTTTCTTACTGGAAACACAGAAGATCAGCTGCTGTATGAAGGAATGGCAGAACACAGGTCTGTATCCTTTCAGCTGGATCAGAAGCTTGTTATCCTGGATGGTTCCAACATCACTATCTTTGACGGTTTTGAGGTCAAAAAGGCAACTGATGCAGCATACGTTCCTACGTTTTCGGTAAGTAATAATCCAAGCGGCGGTAGTGCTGATACTTCCGGTCTTGCCGGAGAAGCAATCAACATGCTTTCCCCGTACTTCATCGAGCAGTTTATTGTGGATTCCACTACTGCTTCTGCAACACAGTTCCATCTTTCCTTTGGAGATTTGGACGCTACAGAAGTCAAAGCATGGATCCTGGATAGCAACGGTGAATGGATACAGAAGACGGAAGGGACAGACTTCTCGGTGGACCGGGCAAACGGCATTGTAACATTTGCAACGGCTCCCGGAGTAACACCGGCAATCGGTAGTGACAACGTAAAGATTCAGGCGGCAAAAACCTTTGAAGGATATGCCAACAGAATCAATCACTGCACTATCGGTGCTTTGTTTGGAGTAAATGGTGCTAATGACCGTCTGTTCGTTTCAGGAAATTCAGATAACGGAGTTAATTCCGATGGAGAATATTACTCTTTCGTGAACTATGACTGGTATTCGGAACAGTTCGATCCAACATACTTTCCGGACACTGGCTACAGTAAATTAGGTTCAGATAGTTCTGCGATCATGGGTTATTCCATTATCAATAACTATTTGGCCACACACAAAAACTATAACGAAGATAAGCAGTCAATCATGCTGCGTGAAGGTGATCTTGTCGATGGTGAACCGGCATTTAAGCTGATTAACACATTACAGGGTGCCGGAGCGCTGTCAAAATACTGCTTCTCTTATCTGGAAACAGAGCCGCTGTTCCTGACAAAGTTGGGAATTTATGCGGTTACGGCACAAGATGTTACGGGCGAGAAATACGCACAGAATAGATCGTATTACCTTGACGGCAAGCTGCTGGAAGAAGAGAACCTGGAAAACGCTTTTGCTTATACGTTCAGAGATTTCTATATCCTTTGCGTAAACAGCAAGTGCTATATCCTTGATGGTTTGCAGCCAATGAGAACTGACAGGTCCATGCCGTATGCGACAAGGCAGTACGCAAGCTTCTATTTTGAGAACGTTCCGGCTACAGCAATGTGGTCCGTGGATAAGGTCCTTTACTTTGGAACAGCGGAAGGTAAGGTCTGCGAGTTCTATTCAGAACCTGACAGTATTCTTTCGTATTCCGATGATGGGGAGCCGATTCCTTGCACATGGGAAACAGCGTTCATTGATGGAGAACTGTTCTACAAAAATAAGAACTTCAGATATTTGGCGCTGAGAGTAACACCGGCTGCTTCTTCTTCAGTCAGAATGTTTGCAGAAAAGTACGGTGTATGGTCCCTGATAAAGGAAGACTTCTCAAAACTGAGATACTTCTCATTCAGTAACATTATCTTTTCAAAATTTACTTTTTCATGTGATACCACACAGAAGGTTATCAGTACAAAGGTCCGACTGAAAAAGCTGGATAAAGTACGGTTCCGGTTCATGAATGACCGGCTATATGAGTCTTTTGGTCTGAATAACATTGCACTGGAATATACACAAGGTGGTAATCACAAGTAGGAGAGAGAATGGCACTTAGAAGAATTGATGATGCCGACAGGCTCAATAAGGGTGTGTCAGGACTTTCCGATACACCAAACATGGAAGCATCTGCACTCCAGGCTAAATTTGACGAGCTGGGGAATATGGCTATTGATGCGTACAATGGAACCGTTGATATTCTCAATAGCACCAATGGCGCTTTGAACGTTGGGGCTACGGTCCCGGAAGGGCTGAATGCTTCTGATAACACACAGAGTATTTTGAATGCTCTTGCAAGACGGACGGCGCACGCTGATGATCTGATGCACTCCCATGACAACAAGGATGTGCTGGATACAATTACAGAAGCCGTTAAAGCAGGCTATGACGGTATTGTGGAAACGTTTGGCAATGTTACTGGAGTTGCACAGAGTGTAACAGATAGTCTTACTGCTGTTCCGTCAGGTCATGCAATAGTCAACTATGTTGGACGCATGGGTGGTGGTGATATGCAGAGAGCTACATACGATTCAAATGATGATGGTATCGTAGATAACTCTGCTGCGCTTGAAGGTCATCCGGCTGCTTATTTTGCTACACAGGAAGCACTGGACGGAAAGCTTGATGGTGAAGGACTTGTTACAGACTACGATCAGGTGGCAGAAGGTGGCTCTGATACGGATGTTCCGTCTACTTCTCTGATCCATACGCTGATTTCAAATTTTCGGGATGGTGTTGACCGCATATACAACAAGTTAGTATCCAACGGGTCAACACCGGCTTCGGAATCGTTGGATGATGTTGTAGCGGCTATTGATGGAATCAGAGCGGACGGCGATGCTGTTGCGGCAGACCTTGCCGGTGGAAAGACCGCATGGGCCGGAAAGAAAAAAATCACTGGCACGATGAAGAGCAAGGGTGCTGCTACATATACTCCTGGAACCGCAACACAGACTATTGCTGCCGGTCAGTATCTGTCTGGCGCTCAGACTATTGAGGGTGATCCTGATTTAATCTCCGGGAATATCCGAGGTGAGTGTTCTATCTTTGGAGTTGATGGCGATAGCAATGTGGTCAACACTTCGACAGGTGATGCTACACCTGCACATATGTTGAGCGGTAAGAAAGCATATGTTAAGGGCAAACTTGTCACTGGAAATATTCCTAGCAAGGGAACCACAACATATACTCCCACCACATCCGATCAGACGATTGCTTCCGGTCAGTATTTGTCAGGAAAACAGACAATCAAAGGTGACTCCAATCTTACTTCCGGAAATATCAGAAGTGGTGTTCCTATCTTTGGAGTTACTGGAAATAGTAACGTGGTCAATACTTCCGATGCAAACGCATCTGCCGGATACATCCTGTCAGGATACAGTGGATATGTTAAGGGAAGTAAGATTAGCGGAAGCATGACTAACCATGGGGCTGTAAATAAGACGATTGCTCCAGGCGGTTCCTATACAATCCCGGCTGGCTATCACAACGGATCCGGAAAGGTTACGGCTTCCAATAAGAGCTTAAAGATCGTAAAGGTAGGTTCCTACAACTCCGGCAGCGGAAATTCGGCGAAGACATATAATGTTGCCACATATGTCGCAAAGGGTTGCAATATCAATAACTTTGCGTTACGTAATGTGGTACATGAAGATGTCTATAGCGGGGCATCTGGAACTTATTACGGAAGTGGCTCAATCACAATGTCACTTTCTGGTAATACTCTTTCCATAGCACAGTGGCTTGGTGCTGATAGAGACCTTGACGGCGACCTCCGTAATCATCGCATAACTGCGGATGTTTATGTTTACTATGTAGAATAATGGAGAAACTAGATGGCAGAGCTTATCGAGAAAATAAAAATCAGTGAGCTTACGGAAACAACCACGGCTGATGATGCGAGTTATATTCCGATCGACAACGGCAATGTGACTTACAAAATCACTGTAGCAAACTACAATTCCGGAGCTAACGCAACGGCTAAATCATATGCCGAAGCGGCTGCTACATCTGCTACAGCGGCGGCTGGAAGTGCTACTTATGTTGAGAACGCATTGGATGAGGTACAGAATATCTATTCTGATTTTGAAGATGAAAAGCTGGACCTTTTGAATCAGTTCTCTAGTATCACGCAGAGTGTACAGAGTGCTTCCAACTCGGCTACAAGAGCGGCGGCTTCAGCCACATCGGCTGCCACTTCAGCACAGAACTGTGCAACGATAGAAACTTCTGTTAAGGAAGATGAAACGCTTGCAGAAAGTTGGGCTGTTGGTGGAACAAATACCAGGGAAGGAGAAGACACAAATAACTCCAAATATTATGCGGAACAAGCAAGTGCAGTTGCAAGTGATCTTCCCAATCTTGTTGGTCCAGCGGTCGAGGGTTATCTTGATGATCATCCTGTACAGGCTCCTGTTACATCTGTTAACAATCAGACTGGTGATGTTGTGTTAGACATTCCGGCTGAGGTGACAGAGAGTACTGTAGCCGGATGGGGATTTACAAAGAACACTGGAACATATTCCAAACCTAATACTGGAATACCGGCAACTGATTTAGCAACTGCTGTTCAGACTTCTTTGGAAAAAGCTGATACTGCGTTACAGTCTGCTCCGGTTACCAGTGTCAACGGTAAAACTGGTGCAGTCAACCTGTCCGCATCCGATGTTGGTGCGCTTCCGTTAACCACCTTCATTCCAACAAAAACATCGGAACTGACCAACAATAGTAACTTTGTATCCGATGCCAACTATGTTCACACGGACAACAACTTTACCACAGTCGAAAAGAACAAGTTAAACGGTATCGAATCAGGGGCCGAGGTAAACGCAGTTAACTCCGTCAACGGAGAGGTCGGGGATGTGACTATTGCGGTCCCCACCAAAACATCCGAACTTCAGAACGACAGCGGATTTCTGACGGCGATTCCGAGTGAGTATGTGACTGATTCCGAGTTGTCCACGGCATTAGCACAAAAGGCGCCCGTTATCATAAACAGCGCATCGGGTGATATTGTAGCACTGAGTGATGGTGCAGATGACCTTCCGTTTAAATCAGTTGCGGTAAACATTGCACCCTTGCAGAGCGGAAGCGGTGACCCGTCACCCGACAATGTGCGACCCATCAGCGGATGGACTGCGGTCAATATTTATCAAAGTGGCGTTGATACAAGCAACCCAACTGTTTACCCAATCACCCTCCCGACCGAAGCAGGCACGGTCTACGGCGGCGTGTTGGATGTGGTCAAGGGTACGCTGACTGTGGACAGAGCAATGGTTACTCTAAACGGAACCAATTATCCAGTCGGACAGGCATCATCAAGTGTTTCAAGCCCCGTACTGATACAGGCCATTGTTCCGAATATTGCCCTTATAAGTACAACAGACAGCACAAAGATTGTTTCAGACTATCTGCCGCCAACAAGCGACAACGCGATTTATACAAGCGGAAATTTAGGTGTTGCTGTCCATTATGCTGTAGCAGAAGTGGCTCGCCGTATTTGGATGCGACTTCCAAACGTAACAACAGAGGCAGAGGCCAAAACGTATTTGGCAAGTAACCCGCTTACAATCGTTTACCCTCTCGTCACATCCCAGACCTACACCCTTACCCCCACCGAAATCTGCACGTTACTTGGTAACAACACACTGTGGGCTGATGCGGGCGCAGTGGATGTTCAGTACCCTGCTGACACGAAGCTTTACATTGACGGAAAGATTGCAGAACTTCAGGCACTTGTTTTAGAGAACAATGGATAAAAGGAGATACCACAATGACACGCAGAGAAACCAGAGTAATTAACGCATTTTTGAACTGCATCAAACACGGCGAGTATACCGTGGACTATGCCATCACACTGATAGAGGACAACGCCCGTTACGGTTGGCTGTCCGATACGGCGAAGGACTATTTTTACGAGGAGCTGGACAAGATGGAGCCTGAACCGGAGCCGGATCCGGAAGAAGAATAATTGAATACATACTGATTCAGTAATCAAAGGCGCTTACTACGGTAGGCGCTTTTTTAATGCATAAATTTGTAAAATAACTTTTTTTTGGCACACTGTAATTGTAGGGTCGCATTTTAATTTTCAGTGGAGAAATGAGTACATGACGATAGAAGAAATCTCAGAGAAGGTGACGGAATATGGGGTCAGGTTGAAGACAATCGAGGAATCAATCAAGAATCTTGGGTCACTTACGGAATCAGTAAACACACTGGCCGTAAATATGCAGAATATGCTTTCCATGCAGTCAGATATGAATGACCGATTAAGGGACATAGAGCGCCAGCCTGTAGATGCATGGAGAACGATCAGAAACACGATTATAACCGGCATAGTCGGTGCAATCGTTGGAGCAATCATTGGTTTGGCATTAAGCCAGGTTTAAGGGGAGAGAGATGAAGATTAGCAACACAACTTATGACATTCTGAAATTTATTGCACAGATTGTGCTTCCGGCTGTAGGGACACTGTACTTTGCACTGGCAAAGATATGGGGGCTTCCTTACGGTACAGAGATCGTAGGCACTATCACGGCAGTGGATACTTTCCTTGGAGCACTCCTTGGACTGTCTTCCAACAAATACTATAACGATGAATTTTGGGATGGCTATGACGATGACTAAAAAGACAAACACCGGCCTTCTAAAGTACTGCAAGGCACAGGTAGGGCTTCCGTATTGGTGGGGATGTTTTGGACAGATAGCAACTCCGGAACTGCTCATCAGTAAGAGAAGACAGTATCCTTCTTATTACCAGTCACAGGACTTTGCTTCACAGCTGGGCTTACGGGTCCATGATTGCGTGGGGCTGATTAAGGGCTATCTTTGGTCAGAAACACCTACTTCCGTACCGCTTTACAATGCTTCTGAAGACAGAACAGCTGCCGGATATTATGCGAAAGCAAAAGAGTGCGGAACGATCTCAACTTTTCCGGGGCATCCAGGACAACTCGTTTTTAAGGGTCAGACACAAAAGGGAATCTACCATATTGGAGTCTATGATGGCGAAGGATATGTGTACCATGCTAAAGGCCACCAGTGGGGAGTAGTTAAGGAACCTTTCCGCAAGACTGACTGGAGATACTGGGCACAATGTGTTTGGTGCGAGGATGATACGGTTCCAAAGAAAGATATTTCTGTACAGAATCCTGGAAATGGAAAGGTAGATACTTCCGACTTTCCAACGATCAGGAAGGGTGACAAAGGGGCTTATGTGACATTGGCACAACAGGCACTCAATCTCAGAGAGCATTACGGCCTTGAAGCAGATGGTGACTTTGGACCATTGACGGAAATGGCAACACTTCACTTCCAGCGCAAATATGGACTGGAAATTGACGGAATAATTGGACGGGCTACATGGTCAACGCTGTTTTCATGAATCTTGGGGGAGAACCGTGAGAACTAAAATCGAAGTGTTATTTATTTGTTTAGGAGCAGTTATTTCTGTTGCTGGAATCGCAGCGGTTATTGCTGTTCAGAATGTACATGATTATATGGTGGATCATTTAGATCGGCACATGAAAGGGTAAATAGTATATGCCTACAACTAGAACGGCTGCACAGCAGTCAAGAGAAGCGGCGAGGAGAAATACTGCCTATAAACAGGCTAGTCAGATCACCAACCCGTATATTTCTAAGAACTCATTAACAACCACAGCAAACAGGCCGGGAGCGTCTTTTGCGTCCATTCCCACCAGCGTTTACAATGCTGGATCCGGAAGCACTCCTTACAGACCTTCTAGTTCATCGTCTTCTTCCAACACACCGAAGGTAGCATCGAGCGGCGGATCCGGCGGTGGAAGTAAGGCGGTAAGCGCTCCTACTACCAATACAAATACAGCAGCGGTAGCACAGCAGCAGGCAAGTTGGGACGCTTATCAGGCACAGTTGGCGGCAGAAGCGGCACGGTATCAGGCACAGCTTGACAATATGTATAGCACTGGAAGGTCGAATCTTTCCAACTATTACGATCGTGGTGTGGAAGCATATAACAATGTCACCGGGATTCTGAACAATCTGGAAGGACAGGGGAGCAGAACCTATCAGACCAACCTTTCCAACCTTGAGAAATATCTTAATGTTGGTCAGCAGACAAGGGATCGGAACCTTGCAAATGTAGATACTCTGGAATCCAGGGGAACTGCCAACTTTGATACACAGGCCCGGAACCTTGCGAACTATCTTGCTACAGGTCAGTCTATCTACAACACGAACCTGGAAAACATCAATAACCTTGAGCGTCAGGGAACACAGAACTATAACAACTATTTTGATGTCCTTGCAGACTATCTCGCACAGGGTCAGACGGCCTACAACAACAATCGGCAGAACATTTATGATGCTTTCAATACTACGGATTCTGCACTTACAGAGAACTATAACCGTAGTGTAGAAAACCTTGACCGGGTGAATGAGTATAACCGTCAGCAGGCTATTCAGGATGCAGAAGCAGCGGCAAGAACGGCAATGATCAATAACGCTGCCAATAACCGACTGCTCCAGCAGCAGATGACTGCACAGGGCCTGTCTTCCGGCATGAGCGAAACCATGAGAGCTAGGATGAATAACCAGGCTCTTAATGCGGTGGCTCAGATCAATCAGAATAGGGACGATAACCTTGCCAACCTAGAAAACACTTATCTCAATAACATGACCAATATTGAGAACGAGCGAAATACCAATCAGACGAACATGAACCTTGAAATGGCAAAGCTTCTGAATGCTATCGAGGATCGTTTGACTGATGTCACTGGAAACTACACTACCAACTATGGCAGCGCTCAGAGTGCCTATACAAACTTCCTGTCTGATATTGCTAATTCCAGGAATACGGCGAACAACAACTATCAGAACTTCTACGGAAATTACACTTCCGAACAGAACGCTCTTGAACAGGCACGGCTTGCGTTCGATCAGGCTCTGACAGACTCCAGGAACGGCATCAATACGAACTGGCAGAACTTCTATGGTGACTACACTAATGCACGGAATACGGTTGAGAACAACAACCTGAACTTCCTGAATAGCCTTGCCAATGCTAGGGCCAACAATGAGAACAGCTACACTGACTTCTATGGAAACTACACGAACCTTTCCAACGAGTTAGAGAACGCTTATCTGAATGGCCTTGGAAATTACAATACTTCCTATGGTGCTAGAGCACAGGCTGATGACTATTGGAACTGGACAAACAACACAATGAGCAATCTGATTAATGCCGCAAATGCCGGTGTTAATATGAGCAACCTTGTGTTTAATCCGGTCGATACTTCCAGAATCAATACCAACTATGCGGTCAATCCGTTTGCTTATACGGCGGCTAACCTTGCCGGTATTAACAACGGCTCCGGCTTTGCTCTTTCTGATTCTGATAGAGCGGCACTTGCTTTAGCGCAGCAGGCAGTGAATACTTCCGGCATTACACAGAATGTATTTAATGATCCTACAGACTGGAGTAACTATGTGATGCAGTTATCGGAAGCAAACAATCCGATCAATACGGTAAGTACACAGCAGGCTAACTACAACAACCTTTCCGCAAACTATCAGAGGGCGCTTGCACAGGCCGAACTGATGAGTCAGCAGGGAGCCGATGCACAGGCCGTGCAGAGTGTACTCCAGTCAGCAGTCGGCAATTCTTATGACGCTGCACAGCTGGAAGCATTTATCAGGAGCCTTAACGCTTCTGCGGCATGATACAAAAACGCTGATGATATGTAGGCAGCATCTACTGAAATGGTCGGTGCTGCCGTTTTTTATAGGAGAACATATTAATGGCATTAAAAACAAAAAAGACTGAAGAAGAAAGAGAACGGGAAAGACAGGAGAGAGAAGCACAGCGGCGAAACTCTGCCTATCAGTCTAACGAGAAAAGGATCCGTAACAGTGCGGTTCTCGGCGGTTATCAGGCCACTGGAACTTCCCGTGGTACATCTTCCAGTACATCACAGAAAAGCTCTTCTGCAACCCTTCAGCGGCCTTCTGAAAGGCGGCAGATTCCTTCTTTACAGAAGACTACTTCAAGGTCTGAACAGCGGCGAAACTATCAGGAAGAAAATGCTCGGAATGCACAGAAAAACATTCAGAATGATAACCGCAGATTCAGTACCGGGAAAGAGCTTCAGCAGATTAAAAACGGAAATGACGTAGATAAATGGGTACAGCCTGACTATAAGCTTTCCAAAGAGGAAGTGAAAAAGGCGAAGGAAATCACTTCTGACTTCTACAAAAAGCATCCTGAATTTAACGGAAATACAATGGCAAAAGTGGATCCCCGTAGCGACCTGGCAAAGGAAGCTATGAAAATGGCTACACTGAGGAACAAGACTAGCCTTACTGGGCAGATTGGTTCCGGCCTTATGGACACGATCAAGTCTGCCACAAATGCTTTTTTAGGTGCTGGAAAGGCTCTTACAAAGGACGAAGAAACCAAACAGGCCATTGATGAATTACAGAATTTCTATGGTTCCAGTAGGGAGAATGCTAGAACACAGAACGGACTTGCTTATGGAGCCGGTCAGATGGCCGGAAAAACAGCACAGTACATGGCTACCAATCCGCTGTTTGATCGTGCTGCTGAAAGTCTTGGTGCTACTTCAGCTGTCGGAAAGTTTATCACTAATCAGCTCGGACAGAACGCACAGGATCTGGTTCTTGACACTCTTCCGACTTTGGCAGAATACGCAAGGGATGGTTCTGTATCCGCTGAAGAGAGAAGAGATCTTGCAAAGAATGTTGGCATGAATGTTGCCGGTAACCTTCATGCCAACATTCTTTGCAAGAT